TAGATTTCAACGATCTTATGGTAGAATTGGAAGAAGATAATGAAGATTTTGATCTTGAATTTTTTCAGGATTTAGAAGATAGTGACGAAGAAGATTATGATGAAGATGAAGATGGGTTTTAGTTATGTTTTATAATGATGAACAACAACCGCAGTACACAGAGGTTGTTTCTGGTTTAGAAACAGAAAACATTATTTATGTTCTAGATAAAGGCTACGTAAGGTTAGTCGATCATATGGGCAGTGATCTTTCCGTAGTCAATGCTGCTAGAGCTTCTTTTGCAAAAGAGTCAACTGAAATGACTCCTAGAGATGGAAAATTAATAGACTTTTTGGCAAGAGAAAACCACATGTCACCATTTAGGCATGCGTTTATTACTCTTGAATTTAAGGCTCCGCTTATGGTGGCTAGACAGCACTGGAAATATGTTGTTGGCTCTGATCATACAATGGATTCTTGGAATGAATCTTCTAGAAGGTATATAACAATGGATCCAGAGTTTTATCTTCCATCAAAAGATCAATGGAGAAAATCCGCAGAAGATAAAAAGCAGGGGTCGGATGGTCCAATCAATGATTGGATAGGTGCAATTATGACCACAGAGCTAAATAAGTATATAGAACAAGGTGAAGCTTTGTATAATATGGCCATTGAAAATGGTGTTACACCAGAGCAAGCTAGATTATTTTTACCAGCGTATGGAATGTATGTTGTATATAGGTGGTCGTGTAGCCTGCAGTCAGCCTGTTTATTCTTAAATCAAAGACTAGCAGAAGATTCGCAAGTAGAAATTCAAAACTACGCAGATGCGGTGTATAGATTGATTCAACCAATTTTCCCAGTTTCTGTTTCTAGATTGGTCGGGATAAATGATTAAGTCAATATTTCTTGCTTTTATATTTATGTTATTGATAAATTGGTCAGTAAGCTTGCAGGTTTCACTGCCATCAATTAAAGAACAAAACGTAAGAAAAAGAATTATAGGATTAATCAGCGTTCTTTCTTTTGTAGCTGGTATAATTATATTGATTTGAAATGAACATAACAAAAAAAGATAATCAGTATATGACTCTATGTCAGAGTACTGCGGAGATTTTTTCTACATGTGGTAAGAAAAAATATGCAGCTGTTTTAGTGGACAAACATGGTCATATAGTTGGTGTTGGATATAATGGTGGTCCAAGATATTTTCCTCATTGCGAAGATGGCGGATGTCCTAGGTTTTTAGAAATGTCTATCAGTGGATCTAATTATGATAACTGCATTGCAGTTCACGCTGAGGCAAACGCTTTACTGCATTGCGACTACAGTTCAGAGCCAATAAAGATTTATGTAAATGGACCACCTTGTTTTTCTTGTGCTAAACTAATAGCAAACAGCACTATAAAAATAGTGTATTACAAAAAAGATCAATCTTATCATAATTGGGAAAATATACAAAGCTTTTTAAGAAAAGCTGGAGTGGATACAATAGAGGTATAATGCCTGCGTCAAAACTAAATTATATAGTTGTCTATAAAAATCATAGTCAAGTTTACGGATGTTCTAATAAAAAGATAGCTGTAGAATCAGCTCCGCCAGAAGGATATTCTGAATCTGATAAACAAATTCTATTTATTAACCTAGAGCCAGATACAAACAATATATGTGTGTATCCTGTAGATAATAATTTAGAAGAAGAGACAACAGAAAAAAAGAGAAAGAAAAAAGTAAGTGACTAAGAAAACAAGTCAAAAGAAGAAAGTAAACATTAAGCTTTCTCCAGGAGAAGCTTACGTGGTAGCTGACCTTTCTATCTTTGAACATATTATTTCAACGTACAATCATCTAGGTGATTCGGAAGAAGATAAATCTGCTAGAGATAGCTGGTATAGTGTTGCGAATATGATACTAGAATGGACGCAAGAAACATATTATGAATCAGAGGTAGGATATGAAGACCAAGATTGGTGATAATATAATTCCAATACTATCCATAGTATTACTTGGGTATGTTGTACTAAGTGTCATCAAAAACAAATCTTTCCCTACCATGAATAACAATGTGGATGCTGATCATATACAGTATTCAAATAGGCTGATTGAATTTTTTGAAAAAGATAATATTGCAGACGTCTATAATCAATACAATAAATATGTAGATATGGGCATCAGCGCAAAAAACGCATTCTTAATGTTGACAGAAAATGGTTTAGATAATGACAATTGATTTATGTGTTGTCAATCACAACACAAGACCACTATTGCAGAGATTTTTGGACGTCTTGCATTCTGATTTAAAAAGTCCAAATGGCGCGCTCATAAAAAACTGGAACCTATACATTACTGATAATGATTCGGTAGATGACTTTAATCATTGGATTAGGGAGAATGAAGAAAGATATCTTATTGATAGGACTTATCTTCGTAAAAACATAGGTTATTCAGCTGCTGTAAATATGATGGCAAGCAGGACTGACTCTTCTATAATTGGCATCTTAAACGGAGATGTTTGGATGACAACAGAAGATTGTATAAAAATTGAAAAAATATTTAATGAAAACAATGATATACATATTCTTGGACCAAAGCAAAGAGATGAACAAGGATACATAACTCACGCTGGTATCATAGGCACCAACAGTGCACCAAGACATAGGGCCTGGAGAGAATACGATCCTGATGATCAGCTTTACAGAGATAGGGTAGAGTGTGTTACAGTTTCTGGTTCGGCCTACTTTATTAGAAGAGAAGTTTGGTATTCGCTAACAAATAACGAAAAATACAGAAGTCTATATCCAGACGCAATAGGAGCATTTTTACCAACACCTCACTACTACGAAGAAACATGGTGCTCATATTTTGCAAGGCACTTGGGTTATAACGTAATATATGATGGTTCTGTTTCAATAGGTCATAGCTGGCATGCGTCGACTCCAAAACCAGGACAAGGAGAAAGTCACGCAGATAAATATTTCCCAATATCTAGAGAAATATTTAGAGAAGCTTGTGACTACATTGGCATAGAAAGAGATTGAATTGAGCATTAACACATATGGTTCCTTATTTGCTGGCGTTGGTGGAATAGACATTGGTTTAGACTCCGCTGGTTTAAGCTGTCTTTTTCAAGTTGAAATTGATGAAAATTGTCAGCAAACTCTTTCTTACCATTGGCCACAAGTGCCGAAATATAGAGATATAAAAGATGTAAGTGGATATGATTTACCGCCAGTAGATCTTATAACATTTGGTTCTCCATGTCAGGATCTATCAGTTGCTGGCAAAAGAGCTGGATTAGACGGTGAAAGATCTGGTTTATTTCACGAAGCCGTAAGAATAATAAAAGAAATGAGAGAAAAAACTAATGGAGAATACCCAAAAATTTCAATCTGGGAAAACGTCGTCGGAGCCTTATCGTCCAACGGAGGTGCCGACTTCGGGCAAGTCCTCTACGAAATGGATGAAGCAGGGGCGTGTCTCTCAGAGTGGGCCGTGTTGGATGCGCAATACTTTGGAGTCCCCCAAAGGCGCAGAAGAATATACCTCGTCTCTGTCTACGATCCTACAATCGCCTCAAGATGTCCAGAGCAAATACTACCTATCCATCAAAGCGGCGAAGGGTATTCTGAGAAGGGCTTCAAGCAAGAACAAGAAGCTTCCAGAGAAATTGCAAGCTGCCTTAGAAGCGGTGGCGAAGGGGGAGTGCCATCAAGTAGAGGCGAAAATTTAATAGTTGAAGTAGTTGGCCCTCTTCAGGCTAGAGACTATAAAGGTATTGGTAATCAGTATGTAGCTGAAAATAAGTTAGTCGTTGAATCTAATCCAATTGTTCTTGATGGAACAAGGGTAAATGATGTGCGAACCTATGAAGACGGCATAACGCCCTGTTTAACCAATAGAATGGGAACTGGTGGCAATACTGTTTTAATGGTTTCTCCGCAACCAATTACCAACATTCGTCGCTTAACACCATTAGAGTGTGAAAGGTTAATGGGGTGGCCTGACAACCATACGCTTAATAGAGCAGACGGTAAAATCAATTCTGATTCTACACGTTATAAGATGTGTGGAAATGGAGTTGCTAGCCCTGTAATAAAATGGATAGCTAATCAAATAAAGGAGTTATAAAATGACAGAAAAATTAAATCCATGGATATACAATGCAGAAGTAAAAAAAGTTGTAGACGGTGATACGTTTGACATTGTAATAGATCTTGGTTTTGATACTATGAAAAAGGGTAGAGTTCGTTTGTATGGAGTCAATACTCCTGAGAGTAGAACTTCAAATATAGAAGAAAAAAAACAAGGACTAGCGGCAAAAGAGTTCACTGATCAATGGATTCAAAAGGCTGGCAATTGGGTAAAGATAGAAACTATTATTGATAAAAACGAAAAATATGGTAGAGTTCTTGCACGAGTTTGGAACGCAGAAGGCGCATGTCTTAACACTGATATAGTTGCAGCGGGGCTTGCAAGAGAGTATTATGGTGTTGGCGATAAAACATGGACAGAGTTCAAGAAAGATAAATAGTGCAAACCTTCCTACCATACGCAAACTTTGTAGATTCGGTAAAAGTATTAGATTACAAAAGATTGGGAAAACAACGTGTTGAAACATTTCAAGTTCTTAATATACTACTCGAAAGAACGCCTACGAAAGGTTGGCGTAACCATCCAGTTACTCGCATGTGGACTGGGTACGAAGAAGCATTAAAGCTTTATCAAAATTATACTATTCTTGAATGGATAGATCGTGGTTATAACAATAATATGAAGTTTGAAAACATCGATCATCAGAATGTTGTTTATCCTCCTTGGTTTGGTAGCGAAGAATTTCATAAATCACACAGGTCAAATTTACTCAGAAAAGACTATGAATATTATTCTCAATTTTTTGATGATCCTGCAGACTTAGAATATTATTGGCCAGCATGAGTGTTACGGTATATTTAGCTGGAGCTATGGATTACGTTGGGGAGTATGCTATTGGCTGGAGGCAGCAAGCTACTTTTCTACTATCACAACGTGGCTATAAAGTGTTAGATCCAACCTCTATTCCAGAGGAAGTAGAAATGTCTCCAGATGAAATAGCACAAAAAAACACGTTTATGCAGAAAAATTCTGATCTACTTTTGGTAGAATATATGTTAGAAGATAGAGCTTATATAGGCACTGACTATGAAATGGCTTGGGCTAAGATTAACAATCAGCCCTGTGTTGTAATGTGCTCTGACCAGAATAAAAATCGCCCATATATGAGATATATGGCGACAAAAATAACAAACAATTTGGAAGACGCAGTAGAATACATTGCAATTCATTATCCAATAAAGTAGGAGAAAAATGAAAACTGTTTTTTTAACAGGAGCTGGTGGATTTGTAGGCCATCATACTTTAGAGCATATATTAAAAACCACAGATTGGAATGTAGTAATAAATGATTCATTTCGACATCGTGGAGTAACAGATAGAATAACCTCTATATCTTGCTGGGAAACGGAAAGACATCGTGTCAAGTTAATAACTCATGATTTAACAGTTCCATTCTCTGATGTTATGATCAAGGAAATCGGGAGTATTGACTATATAATTTCAATGGCTTCCGATTCACATGTTGATAGATCTATAACAGATCCAGCGCCATTTATTATGAATAATGTTGCGCTTTGCGTAAACATGCTGGAACTTGCACGTAAAATTCAGCCTGAAGTTTTTTTGCACGTGTCAACAGATGAGGTGTATGGACCTGCTCCAGCTGGTTATGCCCATGTAGAGTGGGATACCATTTTACCTTCCAATCCATATTCTGGTTCTAAAGCTGCACAGGAAGCCGCATGTATTTCTTACTGGAGAACTTTTGGAGTTCCCGTTGTTATAACAAATACTATGAACATTATCGGAGAACGTCAAGATCCTGAAAAGTTTGTTCCAAAGATTATGTACTGTCTAGAAAAAAACATTCCTATGACAATTCACGGAACTCCAGAAAATATTGGGTCTAGGTATTATTTGCACGCTAGAAATCAAGCAGACGCTCTATTATTTATATTAAAAAATTTACCGCCTGTTGGTTATCCTAATGCAGATCGTCCAGATAAATATCACATTGTTGGCGAAAGAGAAGTTAATAATCTTGAAATGGCAAAATTAGTTGCCTTTTATTGGGGTAAGGAGTTGAAGTTTGAATACGAAGATTTTCACACAACTAGACCTGGCCATGATTTACGATATGCTCTTGATGGCTCAAAGCTAGCAAATGCTGGCTGGAAAGCCCCAATGCCATTGGAGAAGTCTTTGCAGACTACTGTGGACTGGACCAAGAAGCACCCTGAATGGTTATGGAGAGATTAATTCTTCTAGAGGTTGATTATATCAACTGCTATTGCTATACTTATCAACGTAATATCAACTGGCTTTTAGCCACTAAACAAAAGGAAAATAATGTCAGAGAATAAGTTCAAGTACTTCGAGGTGGTTACCACCGCTCTCGTAAAGGCTAACTCAAAGACTGATGCAGAGAAGCTTGTCATGGGCCGTCGTGGCATTCAGGGCGAGGTTCTCTCAAAGACCACTGACATTGATCGAATCTCAGCTGTTGAGGTTCGTGAGATGCTAGAGGTCTGATAACCATTGTTTTTATGGGGGTAGGGATTAATTTCTCTACCCCCATACTAATTGTTTAAGGAACATTATGATAATTGCACAGATGGTTGGCAGAAACGAATCTAAAAGATTTCTAAAAGAAGTCTTAGAAAGACTATCAACACAAGTTGATAAAATTATATTTACAGACGACTGCTCAGATGATAATACTGTTGAAATAGCTTCAGAATACTGTGAAGTTTTTCAAAACACTAGACCATTGTTTGTTGAGCATGAGGGTCTTTTAAGAGCAACTGCTTGGGGTAACTTAGAGAATTTTGCTTCTACAGGCGACTGGATTATAGCTATTGATTGTGACGAAATGCTGCACCATATACGAGATAATGAAATTAGAGATGTACTAAAAGTTTCTCCATATGATGTTGTTAATGTTAGGTTCTATCATATGTGGAACAAAGATCATTATAGAGTCGACAAGTTTTGGGCACCAAATGCTAGCTCAAGAATATTCAGATACAAAGAAGGTGGAGGATTTTTAGACAAAAAGCTTGCCTGTGGTTCTGAGCCAACTTATGTTGTGGATTGGATGAGACAAAGAAATTACTGGTTTGACTCAGGCCTGGTCATGAAACACCTGGGGTATATTAGGGATAAAGATAAGAAATCAAAATATGAAAGATACTCAAAATTAGATGGTGGAGAATTCCACAATATAGATCATATTAATTCAATTCTAGATAAAGATCCAGTTCTTGTACAATGGGGAAACTTCGGTATATAAAATGATTATTAGAAATCACGCACAAACAATTCAAAAAATAACTGAGAAGATGAACTCAAAAGAAAAATTTGCTTACGTAAACTTTCCTAGATCTTCCATAATGGCTATGGCCGATAGTATTGGCAATGAAAAAAAGCCAAGCAAATATTTCACAAGATCAATCATTAATTCTTTTAACATTCAGGATAAAAACTACATAAAAGGATTGCCACCATCTTTTATATACTCTGGAGAAGAGGATAATTTACAGAAGTTTTCTTCTATCCTAAAAGATTCAGACTACTACGATTCAACTACGCTAGAGCACTACTATTCAACAAATGAAGATGTCTTTAAGTGTTTTGTTGATCACTATATTAGGTACAGTTCTTTTGTGGTAGTTTCTTTTCACGATAAGAAAATAATTAGTAAAATTTTAGGAACTCCAGTTGAGGTAATCAATGTAGCTTATAATGACTTCTATGATAAAACTGATTCTATCATTAAGTCTATTTCTAAGTTAGAAAATAAAGTTGATTACTGTATTTTTGATTGTCCGCTTTTATCATCTGCTCTTCCATATAAAATATGGAACGAATTAGATATGTCTATGATAGATTTGGGTAAGGTTTTTTCAATAGCAAGAACCAATTATCTAAATAAGATGAGGGAGCGAGAGCATGAAAAGAAAGATAAGTTCAAAAATAAATGACATGGAAGATGATCTGTTTATAACAGATCTTCTATTAGAATCATCTTTAACAATACCACAAATTGCAAGAGAAGTTGATCTAAGTGTCAAAGATCTTAATAAAAAAATTAATGAACTTGGTTTATCCTGGATAAAAGAACAAAAAAAGAAAAGTTCTAGAGGACAATCTGCTCTAACTTCTGTGATGAAAAAACTTTTGCCCAATGAAAGCATCGTTAACGAGTTTCATTTAGGAGAAAAGCTAAGGTTAGACGTATATTGTCCTAGCTATAAGCTAGCTGCGGAGTACCATGGTAGACAACACTTTTTTTATACCGAACGTTTTTTTGAGAGTAAATACGAGTTTGAAGAAGCTCAAAAAAGAGATATAAAAAAAGCAGAGCTATGCAAAGAAATGGGAATAGCATTAATTGTTTTTAGGTATAACGATCTTCTTACCGAAGAAAGCGTATATAGCAGGATGCTGGAAGCTATTAGAACTAGTCCATGGATTGCAGATAAAAAAGAAAAAAAGACTAGCTTAAAAGACAATCCCTATTACCAAAAGCAAAAACAAAGGTATAATGATAGGCAGAAAGAACTTTACAAGCAAATAAAACAGCGAAAGAAAAAATGTGACTGAAGAAAATCAAGTGCAAGAATATCCTATAGAGTACCAGGTTTTTGCTCTCTCAATGAGGCAACCTGGTGCTTTGTCTTATTTCAAGGAAAACTTAGATCCCATTGATGTGGGTTATATCCATGGACAAAAAGGTATTAGCGAATTTTATGAAGCTTTACTGTCCTACTCCAATAAGACTAATCTGGACATTGTTGACCCCGTTGCTTTTAAAACTTGGTTAGAATCTGAAACTAACATACACCAAGCTTTAGGTGGTTCTTCTGGAATTGAACCGTTAATGCAAACGCTATTGTCTTTAGAACTATCTAGTCAAGAAGCTACAGTAAAAGTTTTAAAACACAAGAGTTCAAAGAGAAGACAGTTAGACTACTTAGAAGAGTTAAAGTTTCTTGTATCAAACAAGGGCTTAAAAAGCGATCAACAAATACAGAGAATAAATGATCTAGCTATACTGATCCAGGAAATAGAAAACAGTAACGATTATAATCCATTAGAAAATGTTACAACAGCTACACAAATAGTTGATAGAATCGATTCTTTATTAGATATACCAGACTTTCTTCCAACACAGTTTAAGGCCTTAAATAAAGCAATGGGCTATACAGAAGAAGGTGGTTTTTTTAGAGGTTCAGTCCATGCAATAATTGCACCTTCTGGAAAAGGTAAGAGCACTTTTGCTAAGTGTCTTGTTAATAATTGGGTTAGCAATGGATACAGGGCTTTGTATGTGAACTTTGAAGAAGCTCAATCGCACTGGGAAAGAATATTAATGACTCAAGTAATAGGTCAAAATGTTTATGCTCATGCGGATAAATGGAATGAAGAAGATCGAAAAAAATACACGAGCATATTTAAGAACAAAATGCTTGAATGGGGAGATAGGCTTATGGTTAAACATGATCCAGATACTCCATATTTTGAGGATCTCGAAAAGTGGTTGAGAGAAATTATTGGCTATGGAAAAGACATGCCAGACATCGTTGTAATTGACACAATTCAATCCATGTTTACAAGAGGTAAAGGTAAGGCGAGGTGGGGTGAATTTGAAGAAATGATGGTAAAGTTAGAAAAGTTGGCCAGAGATATGAATTGTGCCTTAATCATTACCGCTCAAGAAAATGCAAATAGAATGAAGGAAAAGAGAGAGGTTGTTCAGCAGTCTGACACTGGCGGTTCTTTGGCTATTCAACAGAAATGTGCTGTAACAATTTTTATTACAGAAAAAAGATTAGTCAGTGGAGATGAAACAGAAGACGAAAATATTATGCAGCTTCAGATACCAAAAAATAGAATAACAGGTTCTACTTTCGTTTATGACCCACCGCTTGTTAGGTATGTCGATTCAAAGAAAATGTATGAGGACTACGAAATAGTGACTGAAGAAAGCTATGAATCTAGTTCTATTTTAGATGAATTAATTAATGGAGGAATTTTCGATTAATATGAAGTTATTAACACCAAAATCTATTAAAGATTTTCAGACGTGCTCCCTACTCTATGATTACAGGCATAATCAAACTATGCCAGAAACCATAGGCGGTAGGGATATCTTGTCTGAAAGGTTTGAGAATACATTAAAAGATATAATTTATTTTTTCTTTTATAAAAAACAAGGTGGGTATACCCCATCTTATTCTTCGCTATTAAATAGATGGGAAAAGCTTTGGTTTTCTAAGGACGTAAGTGCTTATGATATTATTACCGAACAACATGAAAGCGCCTACGGTAATAATGCAAGCTTAACTTCTAAGGCTGCTGCAGTTCTTCTTTCTTTCCACGAAAGTTTTAGCGATTCATCCTCAATACCTATAGCGATCAATGAAGATTACATTTTTCCAATAAGTAAAGACGTAAAGATAAAAGATAAGTTTGATGTTATATTGGCGCACAACAATCAGTATTATGTAATTAAATTAATGTTTAATTATAAAAACAGTCATCAGTACATGTATCAAATTGATTTTAGTACATCATATGCTGCTTTCTCTTATAGATACCCAAGCAAAGTATCTAAAGCTAAAATTGGTTATTGTGATTTATTATCTCAAAAAGTTCAATTCAATCAATATGATATTAATAATGATGATTTAGTAAACCTCAACTTTTGGTGTAACGAGGTTAGTCAGTGTGAAAAGTTTATACCAAGAAGAGGTTTGACGTGGTATTGTAAGCAGTGTCCATTTGATAAGCCGTGTTCAAAGTGGACCCCGTCTCAAAAGGCTATTTCAATTGAATCAAAGTAGGATAGGAATTCTGTTAGATCAAAATCACTCAGAAATGATATTAAAGATTTGTTCTTACTTTAAAAAAAGTCCAGAAAAGTTTATTAATGATATAATAGATTCTACACATCAAAAAATACAAATGTTAGAGCTAGAATGGGAAGATGACATATGAGTAAGAAATCTATTTTAGATGATCTTTTAGGTGAAGAAAAAGTATTTACTTCCAATGAAGAAGAGGATGGAATACTTAAACCTTTATTAGATGAAATAAATTTAATAGAAAGTGAAAACATAAAATCTTTTGTTAGAGCAGTACTTCTACAGGCAAAGTCTTTCTGGACTGTACCCTCAAGCTTTTCTGGTAAATACCACCCATTAGATGAACATAATGAGGGTGGCAACGTTCTACATACAAAGAGAGTGGTAAGGACTGCAAAGATAATATCTGACTCGTACTCTTTATCTTCCAGTGAAAGAGACATAGTTTATGCAGCTTGCCTCCTTCACGATGTAACAAAGGGTGTATCGTACGGTGATGGCGGATCTTTTGTGTATGATCCATTGCACCCATATACTGTCGGAATGCTTGTTAAAAAATGCCAAGAAAACGACAAGAAATATACTTCCGAGTCATCTTCGTCTACATTATATTTAGATGAAGAAACCGTTCAATCAATATTAAGGCTTGTAAGATGTCACCTTGGTCCTTGGTCTCCTGTGCCAGAAACGGTGCCAGTAACTTATCTAGATGTAATAGTTCATTTAGCTGATAATATATCTTCAAAAGTTCATAACATAATTGATGGTGAAGATGTCATAGAGGAAAGATGGAAGATTTAGTTAACAACGAAAATATCATGGCAGCTCGTCTGCTGGTTTTAAAAAACCTAGAATCTTATATAGAGGAATCTGTGTATTACAGAACACATTCTTCCGTCTTTCATTCTGATAAGATCAAAATTTGGTCATTTGGCCAAGGAGAATCAAAAACTAAAATACTATGAAGATAGATTTAGATGAACAGAAGTTTCTTTCTCAATGGAAATATGTAGAACTAGCTAGATATATACCTTCCTTAAAAAGGGTTATTCGAGAGAAAGATTCAGACGGTACAATATTGTATGACGTCAGAAGATCGATTCCTTATGCAAAAAAATATGATAACACTGGAATTTATACTTCTGTCTGGCACTTTAATAACATTGACATAGACCAGGCAATTAGGCTTGGATCTCTTTACTTTGATATAGATAATGACAAAGTACAAGTTTCTTTAGATGAATGTAAAAGACTATACTCATACCTATCTTCTTATATTCCAGAAGATTCTATAATAGTTTATTACACTGGTAAAAAAGGTTTTCACATAGAGTGTGAGGCCGTTGCTCTCGGAATAGACCCATCAAACAGCCTTCACTCAAAGTTTAGATATATAGCAGGGAAAGTAGTGTCTAACTTAGGTCTAGAGTCTTTAGATTTTTCAGTTTATGATGCAAGAAGAATGTGGAGGCTTCCAGGTTCTAAGCATCAAGAAACAAATCTGTATAAAACTAAACTGAGTAACTCTGTTTTATTTTCTTCTATGTCAGAAATTATGGAATATTCTAGTGTTGAACAAGATAACTCTGTTCCTAGTCAATCTTTTGACTACAGAGCAAATGAGTGGTATAGAAACCTCGTTTATGAATTTGAAGAATCAAAAAATAAACCAATAGATGTATTAGCTCACTTTAATCAATATGGATCTTCTGGACAGAAAACCTTTTCATCATCAGAAAAAGTGTTTGAAAAACAAAAACTTTTATCAAATTGTTCTGCAGTAAAAAGGCTAGAAGATCAGGCAAAAACTAAGCATTTCTTAGAACATGAGGCTAGACTGTTTTTATGTTCAATACTAACCTATTCAGAAGAAGGAATTGAATACCTTCACGAAATACTAAGTAATTGCGAGGATTATAATTTATCCAAATCAAGCGCCCACATTAACGATTGGATAAAAAGAAGAGAGCTTGGAATAGGTGGGAGACCATATACCTGCGAGAGAGCAAACTCCGCTGGAGTTGGATGTGGCGATTGTTCATTAGAACATAAAACAAAATGGATACAAGTTAATGGTAAATATATAGAGACGAATGAAAGATCTTCTCCGTCACCAATAAGGTTTGCCTACTCAAGTAAAAAGGAAGGTGAAAAAAATGTCAAGTGATGATGACGTTATCGGTTTATGCTCTGACTGTGGAACAGAGCAATCTGACAGAGCTATGTTTAATAGCCCTTTTGCACAAGCTGGAGTTCCACCAGTCTGCAAATATTGTAGAGGGGTTGTGGTAATCTGTTACAGAAGAGACAAGCAAAAAGTGCTAGATGATATTAATAGGCAAAGAGGATTAGAGTGAAAAATTGGACAAACCTGCATAACCATACCGTCTATTCCATGTTGGATGGACATGGAGATGTAGAGGCATATCTTTCTAGAGCTAAATCATTGGGTATGTCAGGTCTAGCTACAACTGACCATGGAAATATACATTCATGGTTAGATTTTTATGACGCTGGTAAAGCGACCGGTGTAAAACCAATTCTTGGCTCTGAATTTTATCAAGCTAGAAAAACAAGATTTGATAGGGATGAAGAAGAAAGATCTGGCCCAGCAAAAAATGAGTGGGAACAAAGAGGTCCATACCACATAACTATCCTTGCAAAAAACAATATTGGATATCATAACATTATAAAGATGTCCTCTAAGTCCTTTCTTCAGGGTTATTATGGGAAGCCTAGAATAGATCATGGTTTAATAGCAGAACATTCTGAAGGTATAATAGTTTTGTCTGGTTGCTTAAACGGGGAAGTGTCTCAAGCTCTTTTAAGAAATGATTACGAATTTGCTCTTAACGCAGCAAAAAAAATGCAAGACATAGTTCGGAAAAGAAAACTACTTTATAGAAATACAAGATCATGGTTTAACAGAACAGAGAAAGATATCAAATCAACTAATTGAAATAGCCCAAAAAATTAGCGCTAAGGTAGTTCCAACTGGAGACTGCCACTACGTACATAGGCATGACGCAGAAGCTCACGACATAATGCTTTGTGTTGCTACTAACTCAAATATTAATACTCCAGATAGATTCTCTTTTTCTGGTGATGAATTTTATCTTCAATCATACGAGGATATGTCATCTAGGTTTAGTGAAGATTTTCTTAAAAATACAATGCACGTTAACGATATGGTCGAAGTTGATTTAAATTTTGGTCAAATACATTTTCCTAATTTTCCAATTCCAACAAAGGAATCATCAACAGAGTATTTTGAAAGATTGGCTTGGGAAGGCCTTAAATCTAAATATGGAGACCCTCTTCCTGAGAACATATTAAATAGAGCCCTGCATGAGATGAGGGTAGTAAAGGAGATGGGTTTTCCTGAGTACTTCCTAGTTGTGTCTGATTTAGTAAGGTGGGCTAAATCTAATGACATTAGAGTAGGGTGGGGTAGAGGATCTGCAGCTGGAAGCGTATTGTCGTATGCATTTGATATCACGAATTTAGACCCTATTAAGTTTGGTTTAATGTTTGAAAGATTTCTTGTTGAGGGAAGAAAGTCAATGCCAGACATTGATCTTGACTTTGATGATAGACACAGAGAAAAGGTTATAGACTACGCAAAGTCAAAGTATGGTGAAGATAAGGTAGCTCACATATGCACGTTTAATAGAACGGGAGCAAGGCAGTCTTTGCGAGACGCAGCAAGAGCTCTTGGGTATGACTTTACTGGTGGAGATAGAATTGCAAAGCTTGTTCCTCCACCAGTTCTGGGTATATCTAAATCATTAAAAGAGTGCATGGATGTTCAGGAGTTTGTCACTGAATATAATAATAATGAGGATTCTAAAAAAATTGTTGATACAGCTTTTGGTCTAGAGGGGTTGGTTAGGCAGACAGGAATTCACGCAGCTGGAATAGTCATATCTAAGAACCAGCTAATTGATTATCTGCCTATTATGCAGAAGGGTATTGATAATCCAGTTGTTACCCAGTGGGACATGGGTAGGGTCGAGCAGTGTGGTCTGTTGAAAATAGATTTCTTAGGATTAAGAAACCTAGGCGTTATAGATTCATGTATAAAGCTTGTGGAAAAAAATAAATCAATTATCATTGATGTTGATAAAATACCGTTAGACGATGAAAAAACATTTGACCAGCTACAAAGTGGAAACGCTATTGGTGTTTTTCAGCTTGAATCTTCTGGCATGAGACAGCTAATGGTGCAGTTGAAGCCACAAAACATAGAAGACATAATGGCTTTGATATCACTATATAGACCAGGGCCAATGGGCTCTGGTATGGATAAGTTATATATTGACAGAAAACATGGTAGATCTAAGGTTTCCTACGAACATGAAAAGCTAGAGAAAGTATTAGGTCCGTCCTTGGGTATCATGCTGTACCAGGAAGACGTGTTAGGCGTAGCAAGAGAGCTTGCAGGGTTTTCTTCTGCTGAAGCTGATGATCTCAGAAAAGCTATTGGTAAAAAACAAATGGATAAAATCTCTTTGTTTAGAAAAAAGTTTGTTGACGGGTGCAGGACAACTTCAGGTCTTGCAGAAGATCGAGCAAATAAAATCTACTCAGACATTGAATACTTTGGTGGCTACGGTTTCAACAGGGCTCACGCAGCTAGTTACGCAATGATCTCTTATATAACCGGATACCTGAAAGCTAATTATCCAGCAGAATATATGGCTGCCCTGATGTCATCTGTTTTTGGCAACAAGGATAAGCAGGCTTTGTATCTATCAGAATGTAGAAAAATGGGAATTAAGGTTTTGCCACCATCTATAAACAGATCTGGAAAAGACTTTAATGTTATCGATGATTACAATATAGTTTTTGGTCTTTCAGCAATTAGCGGAATTGGCGATTCTATTGCCGAAGCAATTATTGGCTGTAGAAAAGAAAATGAACCATATCTCAACATATATGACTTTTTTAGAAGGTGTGATTCTTCTATATTAAAGAAGTCCACACTAGAACATCTTGCAGCTTCAGGAGCATTAGATGAATTAATTAAGGTTGAAGATGATGTCATAATACAAAGAAGAGATGAATTAAGTCTGTTGGAGAAAGAGAAATCTGAGCTTGGTGTATATGTTTCTAAGCATCCGATGGAAGGTTTGATCGATGCCATAGCCCCATTGGTCGATTCTGATATAGCAGACACCAACGAAATGCTAAGTGGAATGAATGTAAAATTGGGTGGAATTATTACATCAGTTAAAAAAACTATTACTAAAAAAGGTCAAAAAATGTTTAGACTTCTTTTAGAGGATATTACTGGCGAAATAGAAATATTAATATTTCCTAGGGAAGCAAAAAATATAGATGATTCTTATTTTAATCCTGGTGATGTATTTATATTTTCTGGTTCAATTAACAAAGAAAACGATGAAGATAAGTCTATTGTTAAGTTGTTTTATAATTCTAACCAAAGAATAGATACAGATAAAGCTATTGGTATTAAATCGATAGTTTTGGAAATGGATCATAACCCTTCTTTGGATTTAGTTGGTAAACTATATGATATAATAGAAACTACAAATGGATCTTCAAATGTATACTTACAGTATATAGAGGATAATAAAAAAATAACTTTTAAATTTAATAAGACTACTTCTCCAAAAGTTGAGTCGTCTTTAAAGGAAATTATAAGGATAGGTATTTAAAATGACTTTACCAGGAACTTACAAGAATCCTACAGAAAACAGTTGTTGGGTGTTTTGCCCTTCTTGCAATAGATGTCAGGATAAAGGTAGATATACAAAGTGCAAGTCGTGTAGCGGTAGATATGACCCTCTTGGCAAGATAGACGCTGACGCTGACGATTTTTGTGATTGCAAAAATGGTATTTTGAGATGGAAAACCAAGCAGGGGAAACTATTAATAACCAGATTCAAGTCTAATCCATTTAAGGGTCAGGTTAAGTACGAAAAAAAGTCTGAAGATGAAAGAGACTGGGATGCGTATGTTAATGACATGAGGGAAAAATTAAATGATCCTAATTGGAATCCAATAACAATAGTAGATGAGGATTAATTTTATGAATAAAAATATGGTTGGATCTATTTCAAAAGGTAGTATTAAATTAGTAGAATATGAAGAAGGTACACATAGTTATTCTGATCATTTCTTTCTTCAATCTGGCCCAATTGGTTTTTGGGCTACAAGAAAAGAATTAGATGACTTGCATCTTGTTTTAAACTACTATCTAAATATGAATAGATTTAATGATTGTGAGGTGACTGTAGATGGGCACAAATTGGCCATACAATGAAGACGATTTTATGGAGATAGGTGAAACTGGCTGGGTTCCAGCTGGACAAGGAACTTTTATCAACAAATACAATGGTCATATATTAGATGAGCTTGGCAGAGAATATGATCCTGATGGCAATATTATTTACGATCCAGAAAACGGCATTACTGAATGAGTTTACAAATAAAATCTATAAATGACTTAACAGATTTAGAAAAAATATCTTTAGTTGATTTTAGTTATTCTAGAATAGACACCTATAAATCCTGTCCTTCTAAGTATTTTTACACATATATTCAAAAGGAACCCAGGGGTTTTGCAGAAGCTGCTACTCTTCGGAAACATTGTTCATTCCGTTTTAGAAGAATGCATAGAGCCAGAGACTAAACTTGACTACTCTCAGATGAGAGATTTATACAGTAAAAACATTACATCTTATGATCCAGATGGAAAAATATCAGAAGATTTAATATCTGCTGGTTCACAAATCATAGATGAATTTTATGATCAATATCAGGACACAATCTTTGATGTATATGATAAAGAATATGGTTTTAGCTTTGTAATTGGTTCATATCTTATTGTTGGATACATAGACAGAATAGATATGTTAGACGATAATACAGTAAAAATTATTGACTATAAAACTGGAAAATGGGAAGTAGCTCAAAAAGACGTAAAAGATAACTTACAGCTTGGCATATATGCCCTGGCTGTTTCAGAGGCTTTTCCAGATAAGGATATAATAGCCGAGCTTTATTATTTAAGATCTGGAAGAAAAAAGTCTCATCAGTTTACTAAAGAAGATTTAGATAGAGTAAAACAGAATCTAATTAAAGACATTGTAACTATCATAGAAGATAGGTCCTTCTTGCCGACAAAGAATGAGAGGACGTGCTCTTACTGCGATCACGCAGCATCAGGAGCCTGCGGTACTGGTTCTTTTAGAATGAAGAAAAAAGCTAAGGCATAAAACTTGGCAACAAAAAAGCCCCCCTCCAAAAAGGAGAGGGGCAATTCTGCCAATCAATTAGAAGGAAATCTCTTCCTCAGTTGTTACTGGGAACTGAGCAGCGTTCTCAACGAGATCAAAGTCAGCGTAGTCACTAACTACCTTGGTGGCTTCCTGGTGGGTGTAACCAAATGAGGTTAGTCCATCAATTACCTTCTCGTTGATTTCCATATTGATTGTGTTGATGAGTGTTTCTAGTGTTGTGTTCATGGTGGTTATCTTACCTTTTCTTTTGTTGGTCTGCAACCTTTTTTGCAGATTTCTTGTTTTTTTTATTTTTTTACTTTATAATGATTGGTAATACTTATTACGCATAGAGGATATCATGAAAGACATAGTTCCTGTCAAGCCAGAAGAATTTTTTTTGGAAATTTCTCCATTAAAAAATCATCCCAACTTTAAAAAACTGTACGATGCTGATGTAGAAAAAAACATTATACAGGAAAAAGTTTTCAAAAAAGGACGGAAAAGGAAACTCTTACCAGCATACAAATACTGGTTACAGAGAAGATTTGGGGATTAACCTAAGGTCTAACTGGGAAGCTAACTTTGCAAGAATACTTAATGCGTATAAGATTAAGTTTGAATTTGAACCTGTAGTATTTCCTTTTCCAATTAAAAAAGGCACAAAGGCGTATACTCCTGATTTTTTTATACTAAAAGATAGATCTTGGGTAGAAATAAAAGGCTATCTTGATGACAAAAGTAAGATTAAACTTAAAAGATTTAAAAGATATTATGAAAAAGAATTTCAAAAGTTAACATTTATAATCAGCAAATACTCTGGAGAAGCAAAAGAGTTTGCAAAGCAATTAGAGATTCCTAACGTAATATACTACGAAGACATTAGAAGCGCATACGCTGATAAATTATATTATTGGGAAGGAAAATAAAATGGCAGCTTATAAGGAGCAATATTATAACTTAGCCGAAGAAGATATGCAGGCGTTGATAGCAAAAGCAAAAGCTCGGTAGCCATACAGCTCAACTGGAATTAATAAAAGTTTTTAATAATTTTTTAACCAAGTACACAACTATGATATATCATGGAAAATATAACTTGAACGATTATGATATTAGAAGATTTACCTCTTTGTTTATTAAAGATTCGTATGTACGATTTGCGTTGATGAAAAACAAATTAAATACCGCTGGATATAAGCATGTTAACGAATGTTTACGACGGTATAACATACATGGCAAAAAGATATGGTGACGAAGAAGACGTTCGTCAAACTGTAGATATGACATTTTTTCAATGCATTGCCAGGTATCAAAGAAAAGATTCAGAAAAAGGACCAATTCCTTTCAGTGGATTTTTATATAGTTACTTTTTTTACTTGTTAAAAAAGAATGTCGACACGTTCTTGATTGATCAGTTAGGCAGAAAAAGCTTTCCACTTTTAGATGATGAAGCTAATGAAGAAGATCAAGAAAATAATTCTCCCGGATTTAAAGCTCCTGCAGAAGAAGTGGACATGGATAGACTATTAGCAGCGGAAGACATCAATGAATTTTGGGTGTTAGGAGAAAACTGCTCTCAGCCATTTAATGAGTTAACAGTTCAAGAAAGACAGCTTATTAAATGGAGGTATATTGACAATTTAAGGTCTAGCGAAATAAGCAAAAAAATTACCGAGCACCCAAATACAGTAAGAGAACACTTGTCTAAAATACGTAGCAAGATAAAGGATCTTGTGATAAACTCTAATCTAGAAGACATCATGTATATTTTCAAAGTCAAAGAAGGTAAGAATGAATCTGCAAACAATGCAGAAACTGAATGAGTTGTTGTCAGAATTTATTGATCCTCAAATTAAAGAAGTGGTAGAAGCATACGCCTCTGGGGAAAAGGATAATCTATACTTTATTCACATTCCAGATATGGATGTAGTAGATTTAACTATTTCTGATTTAGCTTCACTTGTCGCAAGAAGCTCTAATGTTTATGGCAGAGTAACTAGGTTTGCTGGCATGGCAAGGGCGCACTTAAAAATAATAGAAGGTAGATATAAGAAAGTATACAAATCTAATAGAGTCGGAAAAAACGAAGCTGAACGAGAAGCAAATGCTCTCGAAGCCGCAGAGAATGAATACATGGCTATGGTAACCGCCGAAGCCATAGTAAATTTAGCAGAGTCGATGGAATCTGCTGCTAGAATATCTTCAGAATCATGCAGAAAACTAATAGACAAAGTTCAGTCAATGCAGATAGCTTCCGCTAGAGAAGACAAGGGTTTCTATTCTGATTCAGATTTCAGTACATACTAAGAAAGAGACAATATGTATATTGGTCATTACAAAGCTGTGACAACAAAGGATGAGTTTTACTCAAAGACAAGACAAAACTTAGATTTCCCAATGCAAGTAGAGTTGTCTGGAGTTAGGTATTTGCTTTATTCTACCTATATAGCTTCATCTCCTAGTCAACAAAACAATATTAAACAAACTGCAAAAAAATTTAATATAAAGTTTGATGTGGAAATAGAATAGCAATGAACATTGAAGTATTTTGTGATGGCGCTTCAAGAGGACAGGGGCAGAAAAAAGTTGGAGATGCAGCTTGTGCAGTTGTTGTCTATAAGAATAGAAAAAAGATAGCGCAGTTTGCAAGAGGGTTGGGGCACAGAAGCAATAATGAAGCTGAATACGAAGCTGTTATAGCTGGCCTTTTAATTTGTTCTATGGCTGATTTTTTTGATCCAATTATTTATACTGACTCTGCTGTTGTAGCTAATCAAATTAATGGAAAATGGAGATGTAAAAACGAATCCTTAATCCCATTATTAATGACAGTAGAAGACATTAGAGATGAATTTAATTTCAAGGTTGTACAGGTTGATAGGTCTTTTGTATGGGAACCCGATGCATTAGCTAATGAGTTTTTGGATACACTAGAAATGAAAAGGTCTATTATGAACGGTAACGCAAAGAGAGTGGTATAATACAATATATGAAAAATCAATATATCAATAACGCCAATAAGCCACTTATAATAGGCTTTGCTGGTAGGGCAGGAAGCGGTAAGACATCAGTAGCAGAGAGTATAGTTCCAAAAGGTTCTCTCAGCTTAAGTAAATATGGGGTAAAGTGGGATCATATATTCTTTGCCCTTCCGCTATACGAACTTGCATCTGCAAAAAAGAACATTAAAGGATTTAATCAAGCTTCCAGAAGACTGTACGCAATCCATGATGTTTTGTATGATCTTTTTGGGGGGTCTCCGATAGGAGATGTTCCATCTTATGATGAATTAACTAAAATGGTTCACCAAGTTTATGATTTAGAAATAGAACCAGAAGGAATTAAGCCAAGAACTTTTCTCCAAAAAGCTGGAGATTTGTGTAGAGATTTTGATAAAGATTGTTTTACAAAATGGGCTATAAGAAAAAGCAATTTATTATATAGAAAATATATAACAGAATTATCTTTAGTTGATTTAGATTCTTATTTAGGCGAGTCTGAACAAGTGGCTATAATTATTTCTGATGTAAGATTTGAAAATGAGGCCCAAGCAATTCTAGATCAGCCAAATGGTATTGTAGTATACTTTGATGCTTCCGACCAAACATTAAATGAAAGAATTTTAAAAAGAGATGGAAAGCCAATGACTTCTGAGCAGCTGAATCATAAGTCGGAAAAATATATAGAAAATATTAAAAATATTGCTACGGTAATTATTTCTTCTGATAATATGTCAGTAGAAGAACAGGCAAACGCCACACTAAAACAGATTGGAATTATAAAGGAACAACATGCCAAAGATAACTAAAACAGCATTAGAGCAGTCTATAGATAGCCCAATAGATCAGGTTATTTCTACAATAGGGGGAGATATAGCCTTAACAACTTCTCCAGTTTTAATATGCGGGGTTAATAGAAAAGTCAATATTGGTAATTTTGAGAACGTCGATGTTTATGCAGCAATATCCCTTCCTTTAGAAAACCTTTCTTTTGAGGACAAAGAAGCTCTATCTGAAGCTGTAAAAGAGGCAGCGACGTATGGGTTTGGACTTGTCTCCAGAGAGACTGGCGAAAGATATCAAATAATTAAAGATACACAACAGGGCAAATAATGCTTGCATTTCTATTTTCAGTACAGTACAATAATTGTTGAATTAATTCAATTAACTAAACGAGGTATATAAAATGATTAAAAAGCTAGCAAAGAAACTGACAGGATTTCTTCTTAAATTTAAAAAGAAAAATCCAAAAAGCGCACAAGACAATATTGTAAATTCTATTATCGATAGTGTTTCTAAAGATGTAGAAGAAATTGCAGCAGTAGTAGAAACAGCTGTAGACAAGGTTGCCGATGTAGCCAAAGAAGAGGCTGTTAAGGTTCAGGAAACTGTTGAAAAAAAGGTTCCAAAGGCAAAAGCTCAGCCTAAGAAAGCTCCTGCAAAAAAGGCAGCCAGTAGTTCAACAGCTCCTAAGTCAAAAGGCAGACCAAAGAAAAACTAATAAAACTAATAATTTTAGTTTTATCCCCCCTATATGGGGGGATTTTTTCTTGTTTAGTACATTACTATATATATCATTGTCTAAGTTTTTTGGGGTCTCTATGGCTATTAAAAAGTTTATATATATAAGCGGACCTAGAATGGGACAGAACAACTCCATGTACGGCATAGACGCAAACAAAGCAAAGAACAAAAAGTCCACTAAGCCCAAAAGGAGAAAAAAATAAATGGCCTCCAAAAAAGACTCAAGACTTGCTAGAGCTGGCGTATCTGGTTACAATAAACCAAAAAGAACTCCTAATCATCCAACTAAGTCTCATATAGTTGTAGCTAAATCAGGATCTCAAGTTAAAACAATTAGATTTGGTCAACAAGGTGTTTCTGGATCCCCAAAGAAAAAGGGTGAATCTGCAGCGTACGCTGCACGTAGAAAGTCTTTCAAGGCCCGTCATGCTAAGAATATATCAAAGGGTAAAATGTCAGCAGCCTACTGGGCAGACAGGGTTAAGTGGTAGCATGGAAGCTATAACTGTTGCAATTATTGCTGCCGTTGGTGGTGTTATAGCAGCCCTTGTGCAAAAGGGTAGGGCGGAAAATAAAGCAGATCACAACGTTGTTGCCAGCATGTTGGTAACAGTTAAAGATGATATAATTAATTTGCATCATAAGATTGATCATGTTGATGAACAGGTTGATAAGGTTGACGACAAATTAGACGGCCATATAGATTGGCACATGAAGAAGATCGAAAAAGAAAAAGCAAATAAAAATAAAGGAGCATAAAATGGCATACGGAATGAAAAAAGAAAAAGGAATGGACTCAAAAAAAATGGGTGGAATGAAGAAAGCCGCAGCCAAAAAGGGCGCAGCCAAAAAAGGTGCAGCTAAAATGACAGCAGCGCAAAAGAAGCTTCCTCCTTTTATTCAGAAAGCTATCATGAATAAAAAAAAGGGTAAGTAATAGTGGCAGCAAAAAAGGATAAAAAATGGATTCAGGGCGCAATTAAAAGACCTGGAGCATTTACTGCAAAAGCAAAAAAGGCTGGAAAGTCTGTTGCTGGCATGGCATCCGCTGTAACCAAGAACCCTGAAAGATACAGTAAGACAACAGTTCGCCAAGCTAATCTAGCTAAAACTCTTAGAAAGATTTCTGCTAAAAGAAAGAAAAAATAAAATGGCAAAGATGAACAAACCAACAAAACCAGCTTTATGGTCAGCTGCAAAATCACAGGCACGTGCAAAGTTTGATGTTTACCCCAGTGCTTATGCTAATGCTTGGGCTGTAAAAAAATACAAATCCATGGGTGGTGGTTGGAGAACTGTGTCAACTAAAAAGTCAAAGAAGAAATAGTAATGCCAGGGCCAAAGGGTGTAGGGCTAACCAAATGGTTTAACCAAAAGTGGGTAAACATAGGTGCCCCAAAGAAAAAAGGTAAGTTTCAACCCTGCGGCACCTCTGGCGCTAATGGATCTGGGTATGCAAAGTGTGTACCAGTAGCTAAAGCTAATTCAATGTCTGCTTCACAAAGAAAAAGCGCAGTTCAAAGAAAAAGAAAATCAGGAACTCCACAAAAGGGAGTTAAAGGTCAGGCACCGAAGAACGTTGCCACCTTTGCAAAGGGTAAAAAGAAAAAATAAAATGCCTGAAGAATCATTTAGTGGCTTCATGCCAATGATTAATCAAGTCCATTTAACTCAAGAAATGGCAATGTTAAATACAGAAGGGCAGCTTGTAAACGCCCATACTTTTACTTTAACCACAAAAGATGGTCAAGATTTTGTTTTTAGTATAACAAATTACGACTTAATGAGATTAAGCTTTCTTATCTCAAAAGTTGTGAACATGGATTGATTGATAGTATAATACAAATCACCATGTCAGAACATACTTTAGTTGGCGGACAAGTGTTAAGGAATGTTCACGAGCCTTCCAAATGCATAGGTCAGTATTGTACAATACACAACTTTTCTAATCACCACATGATTGATTGGCCACAGAATTGGCGAAGCGACCGAGGAATTATGGAACGCATATGCCCTCATGGAATCGAACATCCTGATCCTGATGATCCAAAGTGCCAATATGAATATGAGCGTATTCATGGATGTGATGGATGTTGCTGTAAAGTATAAACAGTTTAAAAAATACTTAAGAAATCCACAAACTCAAAAATATTATTCATTTTGTGATAATATATATAGAACGTCAACCGACTCCTATTCTCGGTTGAACAGGGTTTGGTGAACATAAGGGGTTAGCGAACTCATCAGTTCTTAGGCGGGACAATAGGCGAAGTCTAAGATAGCTAGCTCATGTTCATCAAGCCCGCACGGAACGGTGGCTGAGTGGCCTAAAGCAGCGGTTTGCTAAACCGTCAGGGCGTTAAAACCCTCGGAGGTTCGAATCCTCCTCGTTCCGCAAACCATTGTATGATATAATGTTTTGTAAACATGCAAGCAAGGGACAAGATGGAAAATTGTAAAAAGCCTTTTCATAAGCATCTGATGTTAAGGGCTTATGTTAATAAACCACCAAGAAACACAGACGTAGCAATAAACTGGCTAACTGCTTTTGTTGAAAGCCTTGAAATGAAAATACTTCAAGGTCCATTTTCTTCATATGTTTCTCAACCTGGAAATATGGGATTGACAGCTGTTGTAATGATAGAAACTTCCCACATAGCTTTTCATGTTTGGGATGAAGAAAATCCTGCCCTTTTACAATTTGACATATATACATGCGGATCTTTAGACGCAGAAAAAGCCCTAAAGGATATAGATAAGTTTTTTGATTTTGAATCTTTTGAATTTGTTCTCTACGATAGAGAGCACGGAATGCACATGGTAGAGAAAGGTAATTCATTATGAGCGAGACAACTTGGACATGGCTTCTTTTTTTTATGGAGCTAATTGGAGTTGGCGGAAGCTATTTAGTTGGAAATAAAAAATGGTATGGACACATGATTGTGGCGTTACACTCTCTGCCATGGGTTGTTTACTCTTTGATATTTGATAAGCCTGGCTTCTTAGCCATGTGGGCTTTATGGCAGTGGGTTCACTGGCGCAATATGTTTAAGTGGAGAAAGCAAAGTGCGTAACCCTAAAGTATCAGTAATACTTACGGTCTATAATAGACCACAATTTTTAAATGAGTGTATTGATTCTGTAATTAATCAAACATACCAAAACTGGGAACTTATCATCATGGACGATAACTCCTCCGATGGTCTAACAAAAGAAATTATCAATTCTTATTCTGATGATAGAATTATTAAAGTTTTTGGAGACGTATCTGAACAAGATAGATTTAAGACTGCAAGGTATGCAACACTAATTAACCAAGCGTTTTCGTTAACAACTGGAGAATATATTACCTATTTAGTTGATGATGATATGTACTATGCAGATAGGTTACAGACACTGGTTGACTATGCTAACGAACACCCAGATCATTCAGTGCTGTATCATCCATTAGAGAATGTAGACGTTAATGGAATAGGTGCTGGAGTAAGAGGTGTTAAGGGTATTCTTGATGGAAAATCTGATGACACCCAGGCTTTTAATTACGTTGATCATAACATGGTTATGCATACCAGACAAGCTTTTGTCGATGCTAATGGATGGTATGATGATCCTGGCGTCTGGGGTGGAGCAGACGCATATTTTTGGTCAAGATTACACGCTGCAGGTTACCTGTTTTATCCAGTTGGAGATAATGAAAAGCCACTAGCTGCAAAAAGATACCATGAAACAAACCTTCAAGCAAGGATAGTTCGTGGAGAGTTTTTTCCAAAATAAAATGGAACAATATCCAATTTTCATAAACTGTAGAGACAGACTTACTACAACTGTTAATTTAGTTAAATGGCTTGAGTCAGTTGGTCAAGAAAGAATTTATTTAGTAGACAATGATTCAAGGTATGAACCACTTCTTGACTGGTATAAGTCAACCCATCATCAAGTAATTTATTTAAATACTAATGGTGGACATTTGGCTCCGTGGAGTCACGGCGTTATTGACAAGTATGCTAGAGGTCAGTATTATATTGCTACAGATCCAGATGTTCTTCCTGTAGACGAATGCCCCGCAGATGCTTTAAGTTATTTTCATGAAATGTTGCAAAAGTATGAACTAAGAACAAAGTGTGGATTTGGTCTTAAGATAGACGATATACCGAATCACTTTGCGTTTAAAGATAAAGTTTTACAACATGAATCCCAGTATCATAATTGGCTAGGTCCAGAATCATCAATTCTTTTTGCTCCCATAGACACAACCTTTGCTATGTATAGGCCTAATGCTGGTCCTGATATTAGTGCAAGCATTAGGACTAAAGACCCATATCTATGCAGGCATTTGCCATGGTATGTTGATACTGAAAACCCAGGAGAAGAAGAAGAATACTATGTTTCTAGGGCTGATCAATCAATAAATAGTTGGTCTCACAAAAAAGCTCCTGGGTGGTTATCTTGAGTATGAGATATAGTGTTGTAATACCTACTATTGGAAAAAATAATATGATTATTAATTTAATCAATCAAATTAACAATATTAGTGATGAATCTTTAGATCAAATACTGGTTTTAGATAATGGTGCACCAGAATATGTTATAGATGAATTGTCGAAAATAAAAAACGTTATTGTAATGAATTGCGTAAACGTAGGAATATATTCTATGTGGAACATAGGAGTTAAAGAAGTTCTTAAAAGAAACCAAAATAATTATATTTGTATATTTAATGATGATATTATCATTGAAGAAACCAATACTTGGTTTTACGATTTAATATCACCACTGTTCAACGATGATGTTTGGGCTTCATGCGCAAACTACAACCAAAGATTTTCAGAAGAAAAGTATGTTGAAGTTACTGGCACTTTTAAGGATAATGGTTTTGGAGGATTTTGCTTTGTCGTTGATCCCAAAGCTTATCTAAACGGACTACCATTGTTTGATAAAAATTATTACTGGTGGTATGGTGACGATGATTTTGTCCACTGCATTCATCGCAAAAAGAAAAAAACAGTTCTATCTATAGGGGCAAAAATACACCACATAAATGGTGGGTCGCAATCAGTAACTCAGTACACTCCATCTTTTAATGAGAAAGTAGAAAAAGACAGGATATACTATTTGGAGAAGTGGCATGCTCTTAGATAAAAGCTATTCAATAGCAGTTGCAAATCATTCGCCAAGCAACTATAAAAAACTTGCTCTACCGTATTTAGAAGCGTGTAACGCAGACGGTGAAAATAAACCAGCTGGTTTTGATTTTTACGATTCAGATTTTGTAGACAATATATCTTCTAAGAATAAAACATATTGTGAATTAAGTATCTTGTATTCTTTTTGGAAACAAAATTTAATAACAGAAACATTTGGCCTTGCACACTACAGGAGATTGTTTTGTTTAGATAATTCTTATGGACCTTTAGATGTAGTTTCAAAAAAATTTGACGATAGATATTCTTTTGCTGAAGAGCAATCTGCGCACATAAATGATTATCAAAACTCCATAGTTGTAGGATATACGGGTCTGGTTGGTGGGTCAATATGGAATCAGTTTAAAATTACTCATCCAGATTTGTTTAATTTTTTTTCTTATACTTGCGAAGTATTTGGAGAACTATATCCAGAATTAAAAAATCCAATTAGCTTTTTTCACAACAATGCTCACCTAAATCATTGCAATATGTTCATTGCACCTAAGGATATTGTTACGGAATGGTGTGAAATTATTTTTGGACTTTTATTTAAAGTTGAAAATGAAGCTCCAAAAAATTTAGACAACTACTCTTTGCGTTGGGCTGGATTTTTTAGTGAAAGATTTTTTACGTATTACATAAGTTTATTAAGCGACAAAGTTCCCACTGTAATTAAACCAATAGTGATGTTTGTTTAAAATGAAAATATTTTCTAATAAAAATGATTTATTAATATGGTCATGCAAACAATGTAAATCAGATAAGTTCGCAGCGCTTGAATTTGGCGTTTACACGGGTCATTCTATTTCTATTATTCGATCTTATTATAATGGTTCAGTTTACGGTTTTGATTCATTTAACGGTCTACCAGAATTTTGGAGAGATGGTTATTCAGAGGGTCATTTTAAAACCGACCATATACCCAGCATAGATCAAGTCGACATAGTTGTTGGTTTATTCCAAGATACCTTAGAGCAGTTTTTGCTATCTTTAAATAAAGAAATAGATTTTGTTCATTTCGATGCAGACCTGTATTCATCAACAATATTCTGTCTGAATAAAATTAAAAATTATTTGCATAAAGAAACAATATTTTTGTTTGATGAATACCAAAATTACCCCGACTGGGAAAGCCATGAACATAAGGCTTTTATGGAATGGTTAGAAGAAAATCCAGATGTTTCTGCCAAAAGAATAGCAGAAGTTAGAAATAATGAACAAGTAGCATTTAAGGTTACTATTTCAACTAAACAATAAAAGGAGATAATAAAACTATGCCAAGAAAGTACACTGGAAATTCAGATGGAAATGCTGGAAAGGTTAGACCTGGAACAGCAAAACTAGTTGAGTTTATGCAGAAGCGTTGGGGTTTTACCAACCTTCGGAATATATGCAAATAGATCAATGAACAACCCAAAGGCTACCCCTGGAGATCCAAAATGGCTCAGCGTTCATGCTACAGGCAGGGCTTGTGACGTAGGTTACGCTAACAGAAAAGCTGCACTACAGGCATGGGACTGGCTTCTTGCTAATACTGAAGCTCTAGGTATTGAAGAAATTCATGATTACGCTTTTGATAAAGATGGCAAAGAGGGTCCAGCAAAGGCTTGGGGACGCGGTTACCGTTGTTCTCGTGGTGAAGGAGCAAAAGGCGTAAAGATTTACGATGACAAAGACAATGCAGGGTCAATGGGTGGCAAGTGGCTACATATTGAATTGTCTCCTGCTATGGCAGATGATGCTGCAAAGTTTGAGGCTGCCTGGAAAGCAATTCCTAAACCAGATCCAATTATTAAGTGAACAACGCAACGTTGTTCTGATCTATATGATATAATATAATCCTTGCAACGGAGGCCGGTGCTAAGCCCCAGTGATGTCAAAGTCACTGGGGCTTTCCCTTTTATTAGCCGCCTTAAAAACTATTACACTCCATTACTATAAATAGTGTCTACCTGGAGGGGTAATAATGCGCATAAAACCACGTAAAGGCGCTTGGATTCTTGGCGTACTTTTTTCATTTGGAATTATTTTTCCGTATAGCTTTAACTCTATTGCCAATGCAGTGAGCGAGCAGGGCGACAAAGTTATTTTTTCTTATAATCCAACAACTATTCATCAAGAAGTGCCAGTTGAAACATCTGGAAAGTCAACACTAAGTGCAACAGTACGAGTAGCAGAGTATGGATATGGAACTGACTCCGTGCTTGTGGGCATAGGCCTTTATGGTGCTGGTGGTGGTGGAATATACTTTCATGATACTGGTTGGGTTTCTGTTTCTTCTGGCGGATATTCAAACGTAACACTTTCTGTTGACGTTTCTGGAGTTGGGCAAAATGCCTGGGACTTAGTGGAAACAGTAAGGCTTACTATTGGTGGAGACGATGGAGAGTTCTGGGGTGGAAACTACGGTCCATCAATAGAGTCGGCTTCTTTAAAGCTTGATGGAACCGAACTCTTGTCAAACGTTGAGTTTTCAAGTGGAAGTCAAAACTGGATTTCGTCCGTTGGATGGCAAGACTGTCATGCAACACAAGGTAACAAGCCATGTGTATCAGCTGCTCCCCCTTCTGGATATCCAGCAGATTTAAATTGGGAGTCAGTTACGTACGGTGATGGTAAGTTTGTAGCAGTAGCTTCATCTGGCACTGGCAATCGTGTCATGACGTCTACCGATGGCACGTACTGGACCTCAAGAGAGTCTGCAAGTGACAGTAACTGGCAATCTGTTCACTATGCAAACGGTTTATTTGTGGCAGTTGGATCAAACGCAATAATGACATCTACTGATGGTATTTCATGGGCTTCAAGAACAGCCCCTGCTGGAGAATGGCAATCAGTAACTAATTGTAGTGGCCTTTTTGTGGCTACTGCAACCTGGGGAACAAACTATGTAATGACTTCTCCTAATGGGATTGATTGGACAGTCAGGACTCCAGCCTATGGCTGGTCTCATGATGCTGTTGCTTGTAGCGCTTCAATTCCAAGGTTTGTATCTATGTCACAGTTTGGTAGGGCTTGGTCTTCGGCGGACGGCATTTCTGGTTGGTCGCAACAAAACCCAGGTGCAATAGTAGACATTAGAACTGTTGTATTTGGTGGAGGAAAGTTTACCTGGCTTGAATACAGCACAAACACTGGCAGTAGATATGGAGCATCTTCTACTAATGGGGTTAACTGGACAGCATATATGGCCCCGGCTAATCAATGGAGACATATAACATATGGTGGGGGAAAGTTTATTGCAGTGGCAGAAGGTGGATCAAATGCAAGGTCTGCTTACTCTTCTGATGGAATTACCTGGAATCTTGGTTCTGGAGTACCTAGCAATTCGTGGCAGGGTGTAGCTTATGGTGCAGGAAAATATGTTGCTGTAGCTAATTCTGGCACAGATAGTAGGGTAATGGTTTCTTCTGATGGTCAATTATGGAATCAGCTATCGGTTACCACTACAACCACCACTACTACAACAACTACTACAACAACCACTACAACTACTCCAGAAACTACTACAACAGAACCAGAAACCACTACAACAGAACCAGAAACCACTACAACAACTGAACCAGTTATTGCACCAGTCCCAATTACCAGTACAACTATCCCCGAAGTTGAAACTACTACTACAACTATTCCAGAAGAACCAGAAACTACTGTTGTAACAACTCCTGAATCTGATACAACTACAGTTTCTACTCCAGAAGTAGATACAAATCCAATAACAGAACAAGAGCCAGAAGATAATACAAATCAAACTATTCCAGAAGTAACTGTTCCAGAAGTTACGCAGGATTCTGCAAATCAAAATGTTGAAGATATATTTAATAATACTGATAACCCAGAAGAACTCGGTAACGCCGTATCTGATGCTATTGCAGATGCAGATAATCCAGCTGAGGTAGCAGCTCTTGTTACATCTCTTCTTGATCAACCATTAAGTACAGAAGAATTTGCAGCAGTTGTTGATTCGGTTTTTTCTGACGATTTGTCAACAGAAGAATTAAGCGCAGCCCTCGATGCTGTATTCTCTGAACCATTGTCTGATGAAAAGTTTGATGAAGTTATTGACGCAGTCTTAGACACTCCACTGACTGATGAGCAATTTGCAAAAGTGGTTGACATACTTGAATCTGATACCGTTACAGAAGAACAGGTTGCGTCGGCAGTTGATAATATCTTAGAGCTTGGATTAACTGAAGATCAGGCAACAGAGCTTGCTACCAGTGAAAAAGTTCTTGAAAGTATTGACGGAGACCAGGCAGCGGATATCTTTGAAGAAATTCCTGTTGGCGACTTAACGGCTGAAGAGGAAGAAGCTCTTGTTGAAGCCGTAACAGATGCACCAGAAGAAGTTAAAAATGCTTTTGAAGAAACTATTGACGTTTATTCAGAAGGCTTAGATGAATATGTTCCAGTTGGTTCAAATATTGACGTTGGAACAAGAAGAAGTCTACTTGCAGCTACAACTGTTCTTTCAACAGTAACAGTAGCAGGTGCTGCAGGTGCTTCTGGTGGTGGCCCCTCTTCTGCTGGCCCATCCCCTAAACCGTCTCCATCTAGTGGTGGCTCAGGTGGTCCAGAGCCAAACAATGCCGCTAGAAAAGAAGAGGAGAAAGAAGAAGATGAAGAAGAATCCCCAGAAATAGAAGGGCCAGAAGGGGATGAAGAAGAAAATAACTTTACTAGAAATAGCATATTTAAATATCAGGAGGGAACAATGAAAAGAACTTTTAGTCCTTTGGGATTTATTAAAAAGTTTGCAAAGGAAACAGCTGCACTAGCTTTTACTATATCAGGTACTGTAATTGTTTTTGCAACTCTTTCTGGGGACACAAGAAAAATCACACTAATAGCCACAAGCGTTGCATTTGCAGTTCATTATCTTAACGCAATGCTTAAAAACGACGAGTGAGGGGAATATAAATGAAATTTATTGGCCGTGTACTAATGGCATTTGGGCTTATATTAGTTGCAGGTTCTTTGCCGTTTAATTCTAATATAAAAGATATTCCTTTAATATCTGGACAAGAGGCTAAAGCTACTACTCGGTGGTGGGCCAATAGTCCTTGACGGAATGGATCCTGTTTGTCACGCTGGAATGGGCGAAAATACTGATCAGTACATTGCTAAAGTTGTAAAGAGTGTTTATGATCAGTCAACAATGCCTGGCAACAGCGGAAAAATTGCAATCCTCGGAACACCTAGTACTGGTTCTGCTGGTGGATGTGGTGGCAGTTGGACAACACTTCTTAGTGCAAAGTTTTTAACACAGTTTACAACTCAGCCAATAGTTGAATTCATATCTACATCTTCAGAATTAACAACGTTCTTCTCCACTGGGATAACTTCTGCACCACCAAGGATGCTATGGATACCAGACGATTGGGGTCGCTCTGGGACAATAAACTCATTGTTTACTAGCAACGCAGAAAAAATTGCTGACTTCGTTAACTCTGGTGGCGGAATTTTTTCTAATTACAATCCATATGGTTGGCTGACTGCTCTTCTTCCAAGTGCGGTATTTAACAACGGTGGTTGTAATGGTGGGCCAGATGCTACGGCAGATGGAACTGCAGATTTTGGTTTGACCAACACAATGGTTGCCGCATGTTGGCATGGATACTTCACCGGTAATGTTGGAACTTTAAAGACACTTGTTGATTATCCATATCCAACTGGCAGCACACGTAAGGCGGTATCA